TGTGTGGCGTTGATACCAAATGTATTGCCTACAACGAATGCATTTCCTGTTGGGATGGTTGTTCCGGTTACTACAGTTGCACCCAAAGCCAAGCGTTCAAAAATTGTGAATGCCGATGTTGGGATTGTTGTGGTATAGTTAGATGTTTCATAGGCAATAAAGGTTGAACCGGGTGGGATATTTTTACCACCGCCAGTCGGATCAAGATAGTAGTTGGCATTATATTCACCAAGGTATGCTGGACAAGCTTGTGCAATAAAGGTCCCCAAGGCAGCACTGTATTTCTTAACTGACACATTCAAACCGTTGTTGGCCGTGCTCATGTTTTGCCATACAGAACCAGTTGGTCTTGCCAACAATGCGTCTTGTCCCGAAATCCACTTGGGTTGCTCGTAACTGTAACCAGCAAAGTATTGCGGCGCAGGGTACTGACTTGCTGAGATACCCAATGTTGTTAACAATGATGCACCTGAATTGGGACCGGCTTGAATTTCAATAAAACCATCACTGTTCAGCGTAGAACCGTCTGTGCCAGCGGCGCTGGTAGCATAGATGTATAATTGTCCCGAAACCACACGGGCAGTAACACCTGTGATGCTTGCATTAGTGATGGCAGTAGCATAGCCTGTGACTGTGTTTGCTGTAGAACCTTGTCCAACTGAAACTGTGGTACCATTAATAATCAAGTTATATCCAGCAATTAATGTAGTAACTGAATTTGTTCCTGCCACTGTGGGCCATGAAGTTTTCCAGCCGTTGCTACCAACTTGAACCCAGGTGTTATCGTATTTTTTATAATATGTAAAAATGTATTCATCAATTGTGACTACTGCATAATCACCAATGGCACCAACTGTGGTCAGTGGAGTATTATCAGCAATTGGATCAGAACCGTTGCCGCCGACCACTTCAGTAATATCTGTGATCACTGTTGGTGTTATTAATTCAAATGTTTGTGTGGTAGCGTTCCATTCAAATATACCCCAGGTTGTCACGCCAGTGTCAACCCAGTATGTTCCGTTAGCGGCAGAGCCAGTGGGACGAGTTAAACTGGCTGTGAGTGCTGTTAAATCAACATCGGCACGTTGTACATAGCAACGGTTACTGACACCAAGCGCACTGTAAGCCGCAAGCAACCCATATTCGTTGAGTTCGTATCCGTTGATGGGAGTACCAGTTGTGGTGTTATAGAAAAACGGTACACCAAATGTGGCTGCCAAATCGCGTTGGCTTGTGATCAAATATGTTTTGTTTGCATTAGCGGCAAGAGTACCGGCTGCTACAGTGACCCCGTCACTGGATACTTTGTTTTGCGCTGTGGCAACCAAAAAGTAAGGTACTGTGTTAACGGCCGAAGGGATATATTGACTTTCGTCAATTACTGTTACTTCTACGCCTGGTGATGTTAAAGCCATGGTGGTTTCCTTTTCAAGTTATAATATTTATTGACAAGTGCTGAAAACAGCGGAGTTGAGCACCCTTTGGCAAAGGTCCACCATAAATACGCCATGCAAAGACCCATTTGTCAATCATGCCACCAGCGACCATGTGCTGTAAACTACCGCAAACAAGACGTCACACACTATCGATCACGATGTGAAAACTGCACCAGGAAAGGCCGGGGACTTCGTCCACGAGATCCTCGCTGGAAATCTGCTGGTTATAAGAAAAAACCCGCATGTGACAAATGCGGGTTTAAAGCCAAACTGCTGACGCAATTATTGGTGTTTCATGTTGATGGGAATCTCAATAATTCGGAGCAACGAAATTTAAAAACAGTTTGTCTTAACTGTATTGACTTAATTAAAAAAACTGATGTTACGTGGCGCCGGGGGGATCTTGAACCAGATTTTTAACCTGCTGGTACAAGTCGTCAAGGGTGCTATTGTTGTCTAGCACAAGGTCAAACTTGGTACCAACCCAAGCAGTTTCACTGGCATGAACTCCAAATTTCTCTAGTTTGCGCTGACTCAGAGACCAGGTACTATTACCGTTGGCTCCACGATTTACACTCAGTGCGGCGTTGTACCACTCAGGTTCTGGTCCACGAGTTACCCTAATAACTCGGCCGCCTGCCTGTTTGATAGCACGGATTTCATTAGGAAAACGGCAGTCCGAAATCACAACATCATCTTGACTGTGACGCAGTTTGTTTTCCAAACTGGCAATCCAGATATCATCATGAAAGCCGGCTCTACACACTTCTGTGCCCCAGTATTGTAGTATCCAACGCGGAGTCAGTGTGGGCATGTGCAGGCGTTCTGCCCACCACGGATCTACTTGTTCGCGCCATTCACGGGCCTGTTTTGTACGCCCTTCCAGCATGGTTCTGTCCCAACCAAACACTTGACTCACAGCGTCTTTTAGTGTTGACGCAAATGATTCCCTACGGAAGTGGTGCAAGTTCACCAGGTAGTCAGCGATAGTATCTTTACCTGACCCTATAAATCCGCAAATGCCAATGATCATTTCAGTTCCTTTACTTTGAGGTGTTGAAGTGTGGTTTGTAGCATGCCAATCTGTCTCCGGCAGTCTTCCAGTGCATGGTGGCTGGTAGGTGGAATTGGTAGTTCAGGCCATAAACTAAACACAGTTCTTGAGTCTCGTACCTGGTAGTATTTCCATGGAAGGGCTTTACCATAACTCTTGTAGGCATGCTCAAGAATGTTCATGTCATACGTTGGCCCTTGGGCCCAGATTAGTTTGGCGTGCCAGATCAATCGTCCCAGTTCATCCAGTGCTTGATCTAACGAGATACGATCTTGTTCTCCAAACGCTTCTTCACGGGCATGTTCGGGCTGGGTAGCCCACCAGGCTATTGTGCCATCATCAATAGAACGATTTTCTTGACTTTCCAATGTGACTCTAGCATAGTAATGTCGGTCGTAGTGACCCGACCCAAACGGATCAAATGCCTGAGCGGCTATGGTAAGGATAGTGGTGTCTGGGCCAGTTGCCAGGCCCTCAAGATCAATCATCAGGTGCATTTGATGATTGTAACACGATTGCAATAGTTTGTCGAGTGGTATTTAACCAATTACCCAAGTCAACGGTTGTGAGGCATCCACATACATTTTAAGTTCTTCAATTTTGGCATCCATAATGGCCTGGCCTTCTGACTTCATTGCGGCACCGTTCAGTTGTCCGCCACCTTGTGGGCCAGCAATGGTTGAAAACTTTTCACGTGCTTCACCAATGATCATTTTGCAAGCACCTACCATGTAGTCTCGGATCCATTGCTGAATTTGGTAGTCGCTCAGCAACTGTATTTCAGGTTTGGTTTGATACACCCAGAGCAGGACATTTTCGCCGGTGCCTTTGGGATCACGAATCAGTTGCAGTTTCTTTGTGACAGGATTCCAGGTATAGTTCATGTATGCGCCAAACATACGTCCGGCTAGTTCAACATACTGGCTGTAGAAGTCGTATGTGGCCAGTCCACCTGCCACGTTGAAGTTCATCAGGTACACGTTGATTGAGGCCTGTGCAAATGGATCAAAGTTTGACGCGAACGGTCCAGTTGAGTCGCCAAATGTTCTGCGGAAAATTTGACGTACACTTTGCACTTCTTGGGGCAAAGTATAAATGTTAAGATCCCGGATCAACTCCATGAAGATGTAGGCTTCTTCATAGGCGTTTTGAGCACGTTGTCGATACACGCCTATGGTGCGTTGGTAAGCCGCTTCGTAGTGTGCAGGGTCTAATTCAAGATCAATAATTTGATCACCCATGGTTAATTTGCAATACTCAATTAGATTTTGCTTTAACTCAGGTAGTGTGTTTTGTTCAGCCATTGGGAACTCCGTTCCCTATATTTATCGGGCTTGCGAGATCCAGTTGATCAGTCGATCAGCAATCAACTCATGTCCCAGTTGATTTGGATGTGCAAAATTAGGGCGTATATAGATATTATCACCCACGTCCAACAGGTGTTCTCCGTTGTGTTTGCTTGCGCCAAACCAATCGGCCGCAGTTTCAGTACCTTGTGCCCAGATTTTACCAGTATCTACTCCGGGCAACCAGGTGGGATAGCGTACCCAACCAGAAAAGTAATAATCACTGAATCCTAAATTTGCGCACCAGGCTTGCAAAACACCTACTGTGGCACTAGACCTCATGACTTCGTGTTCTCGACAATGAAAATGCAAGTATACTTCTTTTAGTTTAGAGTCTGCTGTTGATTCCCAACTGAAAAATCGAGGAAAATGTGCGGTTCTGGCAGGGTTGGTCAGAAAAAATATAGCAGTTACTTGATCGCCCGGTACATGAGATTCGGCAACATACTGTTGCAGTTGATACTGCATGTCCTCGTTGCTGGCTCCTGCAGATCCATAGTTGTAAAACTTATCATACCCAAGCCGACTCTGTATCAATTCACCATAGCGTTGGTCACCAAAGTTTAATTCAGCACCTTCAGGCCAACTGTCACCTAGTGTTAAAAGAACTTGTTGCATTTTTGGATTTGTTTAGTGACTGTATTGTAATGTTGTTTTCTACTTTGTCTGGACAAAATTTACATTGCGGAATCACATTATCAATATCATCAATGAATTGTTGACCACGGTGATCAAATTCATCTACGGTCAAGGGTTTGTAACTGTTTAGTAATTCTCGATCCTCATCAGATACGTTCAAATGATGCTGTTGATCAAACTCAGGAAACAGTGCCACCGGACCACATTTATACAACTTGGCACGAATAAAATGATAACATTGAAATCGCGCGAACCCGCATATTTCATGTGCGGCCACTGGATCACTTTGATGTAAAGAGAATTGATTTAAATTGTTTTTTTGAATTGCCGACCGGTAAAAGGAATCTTGCAGATACAAGTTTACTTGTATACCATTTGAGTCTTGAAATGCATAGTCTGCGTTCCAAGTTCTTGTTGGATTTGTTTTGCCATCAAAAAATTCTACTGGTCCAGACAAGAATTTTGTTACTTCTTCAAAATAACAATCTAAATCGTTAGCATTGTGTACACTGATTCCAATAAAATTTTTTCCATGATCAACAGGTTGATAACCGGCTATTGCATCATACAATCCAGGTACTTGATTTAATCGTGTACCATTGGTGAGAATTTGCACACGTTTGTTCCAGAGTCGATTTAGTCCTGTTACCCAATCGCATATGGACGGATTCAGCAGTGGCTCACCACCCAG